CCTTTACGGAGTGGGCAGCGAACTCTTTCATCATCTTTATATATTCACCAACTGCTGCTGGTTGTGATGATGTAGTTGTCGGCGTTGCCGATTCAGTGGATGGGGTTCCCACTCCGTTCCCATAATCTCCATATCTATTCTGCTCAAGGAACGCCTTCCCCGCCCCTGCTCTCATTGCCGTTGCTGCTATGTTCGACAGTCCCGCAACATCTACCTGGGGAGAAGCCACTGGAGTAGTCGGCTGGGTGCTTACATTTGATACAGCAGCAGGCGTGGTGGCCATTGGCATTGCCGAGGGAACGGGCGTATTGGCAAAGTCTAGTGCCTGCTGATAAGCCGTTGGCCTAGGCTGTGGCCTTCCTATTTCAAAATCCGCCATTGAGCTAACACCGGGGATATCCTCAACCATAGGAGCTGGTGCCGCATAGTTAACGTCATAATTATATCCACCTGGCACATTAAGTACATCATCCATTGATGGAACTGTATACGATCCCATGATATCCTCCTTACCCTCTCATGTATGAATTCATAATTGTACTGGCCATTGTGTTTTGCCTGTTGTAACCGGCCTGATTCTGGGCCATCACACTGTTAACGCTAGCGTTGAAGTTTGCCATAGCTGCATTATATGACCTGTTATACTCGTTCTCATACTGCTTCTGTCCGTACTCGGTAGCCTTGGCTCCGATGTCAGCAAAGCCCTCAGCCCCTTTTTCTAACGCAGCACTTGTATTCATACGAGCAAGTGGTGCGGGTTTGCCATAACTAGCCAG